TTATATCATTGATCCTCAAGTATTCAAAAAGGAAGAGAATTTCATGGGACAATGTCCTAATGATGACTGTACAAAATATTACAAATATATAAGTAAAGAAGGGTATAATTTTTTTGGTTTTGTCACATACCTTCGTGAAGAAATTAGAAAGTAAATGCTAAAAATGGTTTTTTATTATATAATCTCTCATACTGATTATATAATATAATTTTATTAAAATAACTGGTGGTATATTTAAGATACTTATAACACTGGGAATCCAAGGGCACCTCCGGATACACGGATGATGTTGTTATAGACGTTGCAGCAGACGAAATTGAATTTACCAGTCCCTAAATCACCAATAGAATCACAACTGATTCTAACATTGGTCAATTTACCATAGTTGGTGGAACCAGTTGGGTCAATGTTGCAGACATTGAGTGCATAGGAGTACATGTGGTATCCGGTCGTTTCTGGAATACGTTCTGCGTGGTAGTATGGTTGGATTTGGGAGAAGTAGTCGGAACCCATATTTCCAAGACGTCCAGTTCCTTCATACTGAAGGCTGGTTGAAATGATAGGATCAACACCGTCGCCAACACCGGCCAAATTTGTTGGCCCAGTGGTGTAGTTAGACCAATCAGAGGCAACTTTTGCATTACGAACACCGAAGAAGAGTGCCTTAACTGCATGTGAGAAGTGGAGGTCGAAGATTTGTCCGTCGCCCTGAACGAAAGGAACAATGTTGGCGGTCTTGGTTTGTTCAATCAACATATCACGAGGGGCACAAGCCATACGTTTACGTTCATCGTTGGAAACAATGGCGTAGTTCGCCCAAACCTCTGCCTTTTCCAATCTGGGTTCTGATACGAAGGTCGGTGTACCAATGACAGCATCTTGATTATTGAATAAGACAAGTAATTCCTTGACGGAACGGAACTTGAAGTTGATTGTCATCTCGTTGTAAGGGAGTGCGGCAGTTGGTAGTGCGATACCGGTATCACGAGTGTAGAAGAATGGAAGAGGAAGATTTAGAACAACCAGATTTGTTTCGGATTTAGCAATCTTTCCAACGCCTTCCACATTACCAATCATTCGGTCGTAACCTGCTCTCTTTCCTTCTGGAACAGTAAATGCAGTCCAGAAATCAAGGAAGTAACTGTCGATGCGTTGAGCTTGGAGATCGTTGAAACGAACGTCGACCCACTCGACCAAGTTGTGCATAAGGTTGGTGGTCCAGCGAACTTTCGCTGCTGAAGCATCAACATTTTGTGCAACAACCGGTGGGAGTTGAACTCTCAACCAAGTTTGGAGGAGGTAATCACCGGCACGTGAGATATTGACGTGGAATTCATTATCGAAATTGGCGATACCAGATTTAGAAAGAACGACAGGAACTTGTGTGAACCAAGTGGATTTACGAGTTCTGCGAACAAAGTATGTGGTGGCGGAATCTCCACCGTAGAGATACTTCTCAAGTTCATCGAAAGTGGCTAAATCGATGAAACCAGAAGTCAAATTAGAATGTGAAACATTAGACATTTTTTTTTATTATAGTAAAGAAGTTTTTTTTAAATTTATTTTTTTAGTTTTTTCTTCAATTGTATATAAGTATTTAAAGAAACATATAAAATATGGTCTAAATAATAGTATGGTTGAATTATTAAATATATGTTAAATAATATAGATGTAGATATATTAAAAATCCATGAAAAAATCTTAGAAAAAATGGAACAAGAAGAAATCAAACGTCGTGAAATGGAAAACAAGATTAAAGAAATCGATACAATCCTTGTGGGTGATGTTAAAAACAACGTTCGTTTAAAATTGGAAAATGTTAAACGAACTCTAGTTGATAAATTGGATGAGAATGATTATTATTATTATATAAATGATGTCACACATATTATTCACGAGTATAAAAAAATATTAAACAAACCCGTAAAGATTTCTTTTATTGGAAAACCTGCAATAAAGTCAGATGAAAAGGATATTATTATTAAAAAATATATAGATACGGTGAGAAAATATAAATTCTTTGAGAATAATTTGGGTGTAAAGACGACTAATTATTGTGATAATTGTAATAACAAGACATTTGATCTTATAGAAGATTCTACCTTGAAAATATGCAAAGAATGTTTTTGTGAAAAAACAATGTATAGTCCTATTATTTCTTATAATGATGGTGAGCGTATTAATATGTCTAATAAATATACATATGATCGTAAGGTTCATTTCAAGGACTGTATTAACCAGTATCAGGGAAAACAAAATAGTATTATAAAACAGAATGTAATGGATGATTTAGAGGAAGAGTTTAGGAAACATCATTTATTGGTGGAAGATGAAATGGGTATTAATACGCCCAGGGAAATAAAATTTCAAAATATAACAAAGAAACATATATTGATATTTTTAAAGGAATTGAAATATACAAACAATTATGAAAATTTGAATTTGATACATTATAAATTTACGGGTATTAAACCACCAGATATTAGTCATTTGGAAGAACATCTATTACGCGATTTTGATATATTAACTGAATTATATGATAAAAAATTCAATAATTTGAATCGTAAAAATTTCATTAATACACAATATGTATTGATGCAACTTTTAGAAAGACATCGACATAAATGTGATGAAGATGATTTCGTTATATTGAAGACTGTGGATAGAAAGTTTTTCCATGATGAAATTATAAAAGTATTGTTTGAAACACTGGGTTGGAATTATAAACCGTTTTTCTAAAAAGATTTAAAAGCCCAAGCGGAGATGATAAAAAATGAAGATTGTTTTAAAGAAAAATAAAACCATTGGAAAAATATGGCATCCTGAAACACGACTTGTGTTTAAAAGCCCGAGTGAAAAAATTGTTATAGGTTATTTTAATGATGAAGAGGTGATTAAACTGAATGAAGAGAATATAAAAGTGTGTAAGGAATGGGGTTTTAAATTTGAACCATTAGGAAGTGGTGATGGTGACGAGGGTGATGGTGATGAGGGTGATGGTGATGAGGATGGTGATGAGGATGGTGATGGTGATGGTGATGGTGATGGTGATGAGGATGGTGTTGAGGATGAGGATGATATAGGTGATGGTGGTGATGGTGGTGATGTTTTTAATCCAAGAGAGGGATTGAAGAAGTTGGAGGAATATATCGATCATTTGGAAAAATCTCATAAAATCATTGAAGAAAAATATATGAAATTAACTTTAAAATTTAACAAGATGAGAGAATTATTTGATTAATGTTTTTTTTATTTTTTTCTATGTAATAGTAATAAATGAATAAACAATACATTATCGTTATAGTAATATTGGTGCTGATCGCAGTCAGTGTTGGAATTTACTTCATTGTTAAAAATAACCAAAAAACTTCGACTAATGAGGGATTTGGATTACCAAGTCGTGCTATTCGTGTAGATAGGGTGGCGGCCGCAAGTAGAGAAGCGGCGGCAAAGGGACAATTTTATTCTGTTCCCGGAACTTATCAGTCTATGATTTCACCACGTTTTTCAAACGTTGGATATAACGCATATATTCGATACAACCGTCCAGAACAGAAAAATATGGGTGTACCAAGTGATCCTATTTCTTATGGAAAGTTGGTTGATGAAGTTGAAAACTACACCCCGTCTTGTAATCAGGTTGAAATGAGTGAAGCAACTCAAAACTATCATGACACTATGAACGCGGTAGAAGGTGATTCCGAACCTACCAATATGTTGCCTGTTGCTGATATGAGTTCGGTGTCGATGGACGAAGATACACAACCTATTGTTTATGATAGATTTTACTATGCCAATAGAAACACTCGTCTTCGTTCACAGGGAGACCAGATCCGCGGAGATCTTCCTATTGTTCCTTGTGAAACTGGATGGTTTAGACCATCTGTAACACCAAGTATCGATTTACAGGCTGGTGCTATGAATGTTCTTGCCGGTCCCGGAAACGAACACGCCAAAGCACTTTCCAAGTTGATTTACGAGACTTCCGGAAAAACAGATACAACCATTGCGGGTGTTGATTTATCCACCGAATATAACACCACTTTATCTGCAGGTAGTAACGACATAACAGTCACTGCTTTCCCGTAATTTATAGTTTAATTTTAAATTTTAAACGTTATAACGTTTAAAATTATTTATAGAAAGTCAGTGTAAAATTGTGGTGTAATATTATACCGGGTATATTTAACAATTTCTGACCCCGTTTAATTATATCTTTTTTATAATGTAGTGGTATTGAAAATATTTTGTTATTTGGATATGTTAGTATAGAGTTTAATATGTGTTTTTTCCAAAACATATTTTCCTTTTCCTTTATAACAGGTATTTTAATAATGGGATTTAATAAAAATCTTTCCATATTTATATTTATAGGAGTAGTAGTAATATCGTTGTTTGTTTCCAGATTTTTTAGATCAACTGTTTTTTGTAGGATTGTTTTGTCTTTGCCACCACTGTTTTCATATAATTGTAATTGATACATATTCATTAGTGGGTCTTGTGTTTCAATGAATTTGAATTTTTCAATATTCACGGTGGTTTGATTACAGATAATTTCGTGTTCGGTATTCAAGTAATGAAAAAAATGTATTGGTTGTAGTTTTTGTTTATGGTCTATTCTGGTTGATAAATTTTGATATTTACACATTTTCATCAACTTATTTTTTAAATCTCTACAGGATAATTTTTCTTTGATGACAAGATAAAGTAAATTGTTATATTCTTCCCATTCACCATGTGTTATATTTCTTTTAAAAATAATTTCTCTTAAAACGGAAACTAATAATGTGTACATATCTTGTTCTATATTGGATGAAAAAATATTTACATATCCATAAAACTTGTTGTTCTTTATGACCCTTGATTTACCATAATCTATAATGACGGCTATATATTTTGGGTTTTTAAGTCTAACCCACCCGGTTCCATTATATAAATTATATTCCAAGTCTCGTCCATTTTTGTTTGGTGTGATAATAATATTCCATGGTGTTAAATCCCAGTGAATAAATCCGTTTTGTTCCTGTGCTTGTAGTATAGCAAGTGTAATTTGAGATAAGATATTTTTTAAATCCTTGTAATTAAAAGTATCACTGTAAATCCATTTTTGTAAAGTTTCACCTTCAATAAATTTAGAAACAATATTAAATGTGTTTCCATTTTGAAACCAACCTATCGTCTTTGAAAAGTTTGGTGAATTTATCAAGTTTAAACAATTTAATCCGATAAATAATTCATTCTTATGTTCTTTTATTTTTTTTCCATTACTGGAAGATTTTATCACAAAACTTTTATATCTTTGTACACAAGATAATTTACCAATGAATATTTTTTCACCCAATATATATTTTGTTGGGAATTTTATAGGTTTTGTTTCCGGATCTTTTATAATTGCGTTTCTTTGTGTTGTTAAATGATTGATTTGGTCTTTGTATGGATTTGAATGTTTATTTATAATATCGGCTATAATACTATAATGATTAGTAAAGAAAATTTCATTACAACGTTCGTGTGCCTTTTGTGTCATTGAAAACACCTCGTCATCGTTGTTCTTACACCATTTTATTTTTTCAACAAGATCAGACAAGTCTTTTTTAACGGGAACATAATGTTCCCATTTTGTAAAGTATTTCATATACCACATATCCCAATCCGATTCTACCAATAATACCACACTACCCGAGTTTAAATTACTACTTAAACGAAAGGCACTAACATGACCATCAATACATATAATATATTTGTACTTTTGTTGTTCTTCATAACTCATCCACTCCTTTAAACGAATTCCCAATTTTGACGGTTCCAGTACTTGTAAATAGGGTGAATTTTCTAATTTACGTGGTCGACAATTCCATTTTGTAATACCGGCATCAAGGTCATCACGTGATAATTCCATGGATAATTTTGCAAGTTTAAGTCTCATATTGTCTTTACTTGAAATTCCAGCCCCCGTACTTGTTCCTCTCCAAATAGCAACAGATAATTTGTTTTTCCATTCAATCTGTGAGGGTGGTGGTGGCCCTCTTTCGATCATTTCCATATCATCCCATGTTGTAAAAGGTATATCTGCATAACAAGGTGATGAAACCATAGAAAATATGGGTGCATACGTTTTGTAATTATGACTAATTAGTTTTTTTTTCGTTGTCCCCCATATATTATTATAAGGTTCAGTGCCATCTGTTTTCATAATAGGAAAATCACGTTTGTTTATAAAAAAATCTATATCGTTAATCTTTTCTTCTCTACACAGTTTTATAATGTAATTTTCAATAGTATGTAAATTTCTATTCGTTTCCATTGGCGGGTATTCGTATCTTACGAGACAATTATTCGCCCACCAACCCTGTATATCCGTATTCAGTCTTTTTCGGTTCCACTTTCTTCCCTGTTCTATTGTACACGTTTTTATTATTTCCTCAATGGAACTACCGGGTGGTGCTTTTATTTGGTCGGCCCATTCATTTTGGAAATGTTTATTCACAAAAGGTAAAAATAACTTCAATTCACCATCCCTTACTCGAACAAAAATACCCTTTTTAATTTTATAAAACATATAGTAAAAGGTATTCAATATTGAATCACTTTCACGTAATCTATATTTTTCCCAACAATCCATAGAACTTTGATAATGTTTATCCTGATTTTTAGATTTACACCCTTCTATGGATTGAAATAATGTATGAAAGAATTGGTCCTCGTCACCGGCAACATCAGCAGACAAATCTTTGTATCTGATGTTCATTTCTGTTTTATTTTTTTGAATTTCAGTTTCTGTTTCACTACAGAATCGCCTTTTTGAGACTGTTGTATTTGTTCAATCAACGTATTTGTTGGATTTACTCCATTTTGTTTCAATATCTGTATAATTTTTTCATTTTTTTCTTGTTTTGAAATAGAACTTCTTGATTTGAAATCCTCCACAGTAATAGCTGAATTGTTATACTTCATACCATACTGATCATTTTCATTGAGATAATCTTTTATTTGTTCTTCCAGAACTTTATATCTCTTTCTCAATTCACTGTTTCGTTGATTATTTCGTTTTATTTCGTTACGTATCGCATCGATTTCATCTAAATATTGACGAACAGACATTTTTTTATTGTTCTATATATTATTGCTTTATATAGTAAATTCAACGGTTGTGTATTTTAAAAATATAGTACTTTTAAAATATTTTCATTTATATCTATAATCCACCACCTATTTTCAGTCTATTTTCAAGTATTCCAACTTTTGAAACTCCAACATCATAACGGTGTGTAGATGGGTGGAAACCCTTGATTTCACAACTCCCTCTATTCACACGTTGTGGTAGATTTCTATATTCACGACACCAATTATCTTCACCATAAATGGATTTTGAACCATATGTTCCTTGATAATCGAAATGGGGTCTATTCAAATCAAGTTCAATCTTTTTCACCTGTGGTTGGTCTTTACCAATCTTTATTTGTTTATTTGTTTCCGTTTTGTATACACCCTGAACAGCATCTTTAAAATATTTTCCAGATAATTGTTGTTGTATTTTATTTCCACCACTACTTTGTGTTTGGGATTTTACAGTATTAACCGAATGGGTGAGAGTATCTTTTGTACGTATAGTACTTAAATCTTCATAAAAACCACGAATACCAACATCACGGTGTTGTCTATATGTTGGTGTTGAAGACATTTTCAAAACATCATTTTTAATGGCTTTTTCATTTTTACCTGAACCACAAGTTCTTAATTTTTTAGTAAAATCTACCCATTGTTTATTTGTTGAACACTTGGTTATATTTCTACTTTGACGTGAAAGAGGTTGGAGTTGTTCTTGACGAAGGATAGGAGGACGGAACGCACCACCTTTCATAATAGTATATGGTAATTTCGCGCTTATATGACCATTTGTACTGGAATGATTACCATATTCTACACTAACCATTGGATTCACACCTTTGGCAAATTTTAAAATACATTCATTTATACGATCTTCCGAACCGTCAATAGTTTCTGTAATCAAACTATCACTTCCCACTTTATCTATTTTTCTTGTATGAATAGATTTTGGTGGGTCTCGAAGAATATTATTATTAGTACCCCAACTTTCAACACTTGGTAGTGTTACTCGTCTTTTATTTGTAAGTGCTGAATAAGATATTGACATTTCTATTTAATTATATCGTAGTTATTTTTTTTATACTTTATTCGTCGTAATTGGATACATTTTTCTTTGCCAATTCACGGCATTATTTTTCCTCATCATTTTTTCCTGTAAATCGTTACGGAATGAAAGTTGGTCTGCAAGGAAATTATTATGTGCTCGTTTTCTAAAATCACCACTGTAATTATCATTCATTTCATATTGAGAAACCCACTTTTGTGTATCAACTTTGTTCCTGGCAATGTAATTTTCCTGACGTGCTGCTTCAACATCGTCGTAGAAAAATCGTGGTTGTCCGATGAATGGTTCAAAATACGTTCTTTCTTGTGTTCCATAACCATTAAATCTCGGATCATAAACATTCCATTCTGTAACTTCGTCTGAAAAATCACCACCTTTGTATTCAACTGGTTCGTTAGTTCGTTCATAAAAAGTATTATCACCCACCACCTGTTTTTTCAAATATGGTAGATTTGGGGTTTGTGAAATTCCTATATTGGTATTAATAGGTTCATTTACAGAAGAATATGTATATACACCTGGTTGTATAGTCGAAGTAAAATATTCCGAATTACTTTCTTTATCATTCATACAAGGTGGTGCGTTCATATTTACGGCCATTCCATTATCACAGATATTATTGCCACAACTGTAATTCTCTCTAATTTGTGGCTTACGTTGTCTGAGTTTTGTTATATATCCAGATCTATAATTGTCGATAGGGTTGGATGAATTGATCCCCGAGTGATTGGTTAAATTATTTTCTCGCCAGAAATCCATATCATGTGATCGAGCTACTATTATCGGTATTTCCAGTGTTTTTGGATTTGCTGGTCCGACAAGTTTTTGAGAGATGGATGGTTTTTTATCTTTAATATTTACAACTTTACCATCATTACAAAACATTTTTGAATTATAACCTTTGACATTACAATATTTTGGTATAGATTTTGTTTTATATGCATTATTATAATTTTCTTTCATTGGTTTTCTTTTTATGTAATACATAATAATTATAAATACTATTGAAATTAGTGCAAATAGAATATTATTATTATAGTTAAACAGTATTAAAATAAACCAGATAAATAAAATTAATCTTGTTATTGTATTCATTTGTTCTTCCAGTGTATCATTCCATCTCGGAATAATATCTATTGAACAAAAGAGTACGGGTAATCTTTCTAACCAAAACTGTTTCCTATTACAAATTGACATTTATTTTATATAAAAATGATATTTAATTATATAAAATTGGGTAATTTAAGGTAAAAATGCAGTTCTCTCTGGAAAATATTGATTACGAAAACGTTGTTAAAAAGTATATAAAAGATGATGAGAATGAAAATGATGTTTCTAATATATCGGAACTTGGAAACAGTTTCACTGTTTCATTTATGGATGAGTCTTTACAAACACATAAATGTAATATTAGTATGATTGATTTCAGGACTGGTTCGGGTATAATAAAAAAATACAATTGTTTTTGGTGTAAAAACCCGTTTTCAAATATTCCAATAGGATGCCCGATAAGATACGTTCATACCAACGTTACTAAAAAATATTGTTCTGAGATTAATGGTGAAAATTATATCATACGTGAAGACTTTTCAGGTGAAACCATAAAACAAAACAACATAGAAGTCAATAAAAAAAATTATTATGAAACAGATGGTGTTTTTTGTTCTTTTAATTGTTGTTATGCATGGATTAAAGACAATAAACATCAAAATATATATGACAATTCCGAAACATTACTACTTAAAATGTATAATGAATATAGTAATACCATAGACAGTGTTCCAATTGTCGCACCACACTGGAGAAATCTAGAAGAATACGGTGGTAATCTCACTATAACAGAATTTAGAAATAGTTTCAACAATATGGAGATAGAATATCACGATACTATAAAAAA